TACCTAGATTCTACGTCAGTACTTCAAAAAGCATAATCAAAGCCTTGATAAATATGCATTCCTTCGAAATTCAGCTTTCACCCATTGGGTGAAAGAAAAGTGCTCAAAAATATGTTAAATTATCAGCTTTTATGACTCGATATATGGTAAAATAATAGTAAGAAAAGTAGTAAAAAGGGGTTCTAATTATGATTAATAAAATTGATTTCAAAGCTAAGAATCTAACATCAAATGCAGGTCTTTTTCTGCTCCTTGAGAATGCAAAAAGCAATGGGATTTTTGATTTTATTGAAAATGACCTCGTATTTGATAATGACTCAACAAATAAAATCAAGATGAATCATATAAAGACCATGCTCTGCGGTCACTTCATTGGCATTGATAAGTTAGAACGTCTAAAGCTACTTCAAAATGATCCCCTCGTCAACGAGTTTGATATTTCCGTAAAAGAACCTGAAACAGTGTCACGGTTTCTAGGAAACTTCAACTTCAAGACAACCCAAATGTTTAGAGACATTAATTTTAAAGTCTTTAAAAAACTGCTCACTAAAAGTAAATTGACATCCATTACGATTGATATTGATAGTAGTGTAATTAACGTAGAAGGTCATCAAGAAGGTGCGTCAAAAGGATATAATCCTAAGAAACTGGGAAACCGATGCTACAATATCCAATTTGCATTTTGCGACGAATTAAAAGCATATGTTACCGGATTTGTAAGAAGTGGCAATACTTACACTGCAAACGGTGCTGCGGAAATGATCAAAGAAATTGTTGCTAACATCAAATCAGACGATTTAGAAATTTTATTTCGAATGGATAGTGGCTACTTTGATGAAAAAATTATCGAAACGATAGAATCTCTTGGATGCAAATATTTAATTAAAGCCAAAAGTTATTCTACACTCACCTCACAAGCAACGAATTCATCAATTGTATTCGTTAAAGGAGAAGAAGGTAGAGAAACTACAGAACTGTATACAAAATTAGTTAAATGGGAAAAAGACAGAAGATTTGTCGTATCTCGCGTACTGAAACCAGAAAAAGAAAGAGCACAATTATCACTTTTAGAAGGTTCCGAATACGACTACTTTTTCTTTGTAACAAATACTACCTTGCTTTCTGAAAAAGTAGTTATATACTATGAAAAGCGTGGTAATGCTGAAAACTATATCAAAGAAGCCAAATACGACATGGCGGTGGGTCATCTCTTGCTAAAGTCATTTTGGGCGAATGAAGCCGTGTTTCAAATGATGATGCTTTCATATAACCTATTTTTGTTGTTCAAGTTTGATTCCTTGGACTCTTCAGAATACAGACAGCAAATAAAGACCTTTCGTTTGAAGTATGTATTTCTTGCAGCAAAAATAATCAAAACCGCAAGATATGTAATCATGAAGTTGTCGGAAAACTATCCGTACAAGGGAGTGTATGAAAAATGTCTGGTATAATAAGAATATCATCAATAAAATTGAGTGTTGCTCTGTGGATAACTTGCAGAGTTTATTAAGTATCATTGCAGCAAAGATGAAATCAATGATTTATCAAAAATGATTGAAAGGTGGTTGTAAATAATGTTACAATGTGTGAGAAGCAGTCTAAATTCTTCGTGAAATAGTGATTTTTGAAGCTAATAAAAAACACACGTGGAATTTAGGGACTATTCATGTTGTTGTTATTTCGTATCTTCCAGAATAAGGAATCCCATGGTTAAAAAATCACTGCGCCAGTTCACGCTGATGGCGACGGCAACCGTCACGCTGTTGTTAGGAAGTGTGCCGCTGTATGCGCAAACGGCGGACGTACAGCAAAAACTTGCCGAATTAGAGCGGCAGTCGGGAGGCAGACTGGGTGTGGCATTGATTAACACAGCAGATAATTCGCAAATACTTTATCGTGCTGATGAGCGCTTTGCGATGTGCAGCACCAGTAAAGTGATGGCCGCGGCCGCGGTGCTGAAGAAAAGTGAAAGCGAACCGAATCTGTTAAATCAGCGAGTTGAGATCAAAAAATCTGACCTTGTTAACTATAATCCGATTGCGGAAAAGCACGTCAATGGGACGATGTCACTGGCTGAGCTTAGCGCGGCCGCGCTACAGTACAGCGATAACGTGGCGATGAATAAGCTGATTGCTCACGTTGGCGGCCCGGCTAGCGTCACCGCGTTCGCCCGACAGCTGGGAGACGAAACGTTCCGTCTCGACCGTACCGAGCCGACGTTAAACACCGCCATTCCGGGCGATCCGCGTGATACCACTTCACCTCGGGCAATGGCGCAAACTCTGCGGAATCTGACGCTGGGTAAAGCATTGGGCGACAGCCAACGGGCGCAGCTGGTGACATGGATGAAAGGCAATACCACCGGTGCAGCGAGCATTCAGGCTGGACTGCCTGCTTCCTGGGTTGTGGGGGATAAAACCGGCAGCGGTGGCTATGGCACCACCAACGATATCGCGGTGATCTGGCCAAAAGATCGTGCGCCGCTGATTCTGGTCACTTACTTCACCCAGCCTCAACCTAAGGCAGAAAGCCGTCGCGATGTATTAGCGTCGGCGGCTAAAATCGTCACCGACGGTTTGTAATAGCGGAAACGGAATGGGGAAACTCATTCCGTTTTTGTTTATCGCCTTAGACGGCAAAAGTGCTGTCGCCCACCTGCGCTTGCGCATACCAGGCCATAAGCTCCGTGGTTCCTGGTTCTCCTTCCGCTGGAGCCCAGTGCGCATAGTCATCGGCAGCCACGGGTTGATAGCCACCGTGTTTTACTTCAAAAATTATGCCACCGGTATCCAGCGACAGCACGGCATGCCAGGTTCCTGCGGCCATCTCCAGCACCGTACAGGTTTCCCCCAATATCGCCCGATGGGTGACGGTACCCCGATCGTCAAAATTCAGCACCACGAAACGACCCCTTAATGGCAACAGTAGCTCGAAGGTGTGAGGTTTTATACAAGCGTTTGCCGTGGAGACCACCATCACGGCAATCCTGATGGCGATGATCATGGCCCTGACCGACGACGGCAACGGAATTCCGCGCGGGCCGCTGGCGCCGTTGCTGATTGGCTTGCTGATCGCCGTGATCGGCGCGTCGATGGGGCCGCTAACCGGCTTTGCGCTGAATCCGGCGCGCGACTTCGGCCCAAAACTGTTTACCAGTCTGGCCGGGTGGGGCTCGATCGCCTTTACCGGTGGGCTGGCGATCCCTTACTTTCTGGTGCCGCTGCTGGCGCCGGTGGTGGGGGCGATTATCGGGGCGTTTTTGTATCGCAAGCTTATCGGCCGCCATCTGCCGTGCGAATGCGGTATCGATGAGTAAAGCGGGACCCGCCGCAGCGCGGCGGGTTTCCCCGGCCTGATGCCGGGGGGGTTATTTTTTGATGATCGCGCTGAGATCGCCAAGTTTAGCGGCGGGGTTCTTGTGGCACTCCTGCAGCATTTTCGGTACCGAAACGGTCTCGACTTCATGCCAGTCAACATAGTCGCCGCCGCTAAAGTCGGTGTTGCGATTCACTACCCAGAAGGCCACCGGGGTCATGCTTTTTGGGTTCATATCCATAAATTCCTGACAGGTCATATTCTGCGGCGTGGTTTCCTCAACCGCGAACGCCGGGCTGGTCATCAGACAGAATGTGGTAGCCGCCACGGTCAATACGAGTGCTTTAGGTAAATTCATTTTCTTCTCCAGTGTCAAAATAGGGCTTAAGCCTGAGCGTGCTTCATTTTATTGCGCAGGACCAACAAGCCGATGGCGCTAAATATCATTTCAACGCCGATAAAGGCGGTAATAAATAACCAGCTTTGCTGCGGGTTCATGGCCAGCCACAGGCAGGCGATAAGTAAATCCAACAGGCCGATAAAAATATTCCAGCCAGCGCCGCTTTGTTTGCGGGTTTGACATCCGTTAACGATGCGGGAAATACCGCCGAGAACAAATAAAAAGCCAAATAAAATGGCCAGACTGCTCATACCGTTGAGAGGATTGACGACAAAGCTCAGGCCGAGCACGATCCAGGCGATGGCGAAGATCAGCGCCACCAGGCGTGATTTCCAGTGCTGCTGGCGGAAGACAATCAGGCTGTACAGCGAATAGAAGCCGCAGATCATCAATAACATGCCGGTTACTGTGGCGAGATACCAGCCGGCGACCAACGGCCAGGCCAGACAACAGGCTCCGCAGATAAACAGCAATACCGCCATCAGGCAGGCATGCCGTTTATATCGAATGAAGACGCGTGGGCTAAACGCATTTAAGGTGTAATGGCTAAACATAAACATAATTGCTCCGCAGATCCCGGTTGGCGGCCTGACGCTGAATAAAAAGCGTGAGGGTTTATTCAGCGGGCCAAAAGAAAGGTCTGAGGAAAATAGTAGGCCGCGCGATCGGCAGGCGTAAATAAGAGCGCCGAGGCCACTTTATACGCCTGGTCTGACAGCTGTCAGACCAGGCCCGCAATATTACTTCCGGGCTCTGATTCTCAATGCCCGCGATATTTTTTAAGCTGGCTGCGTTTGGTGATGCTTACCGATTTTAATCAGGAGTCAACGATGAAAAAAGTCATTCTGGCGAGCCTGCTGGCAACCATGATGAGTACCTCTCCGGTATGGGCAACAGATAGCGCGACGGCAGCGCCAGCCGCGCCAGCCGCGGCAGCCACGACGCAGGTACAGAAAGAAGCCGCCGATGTGCTGCAGGTGGCGGTGCAGGGCGCGAATGCGATGCGCGACATCCAGTTCGCCCGTCTGGCGCTGTTCCATGGCCAGCCGGATAGCGCCAAAAAACTGACAGACGACGCCGCCGCGCTGCTGGCCGCCGATGATGCCAGCTGGGCGAAGTTTGTGAAAACTGATGCTAAAGCCAAAATGATCGCCGATCGCTATGTGATCATTAACGCCTCTATCGCCCTGTCTGAAGACTATGTGGCCACGCCGGAAAAAGAGAGCGCTATCCAATCCGCCAACGAAAAGCTGGCGAAAGGCGATCAGAAAGGGGCTATCGATACCCTGCGTCTGGCCGGTATTGGCGTGATTGAGAACCAGTATCTGATGCCGCTTAACCAGACCCGTAAGGCGGTAGCGCAGGCGCAAGAACTGCTGAAAGCCGGTAAATATTACGAAGCGAATCTGGTGCTGAAGGGCGCTGAAGAGGGCATTGTGGTGGATAGCGAGATGCTGGTGGCAGGCAACTGATACTTGTTCCACCCTGAGAGAGCGCAGAGGAAAAAACTGACAAGGATGTCCCCTTAACGCTCGGGCAGGCGGACTGCCCGAGCGGAACGGCTAGCGGCCGATCAGGGCGTCGATTTCGCCATCGATCTCGCGCATGACGCCGGTGATGCGCTGTACCACCTCCAGACAGCTTGCCGGCGTCAGCGAATCAGGCCGCTTTGCCTCAAAAGGGGCGCACAGTTGTTGTAGCGCAGTAATCCCCAGAATTTGTGCTGAACCGTGCAGACGGTGCAGCGCCCGCAGAAAAATCTGCGGCTCATGCCGGGCGATTGCCTGTCCGGCAGCCTGTAAATCCGCGGCCGACGCATCGCGGAACGTCTCCAGCATCTCATTCATCAGCGCCTGGTCTCCCCCCGTATTCTCGCTCAGCACGCTGAGCTTCAGGTGCCGGGTAGCGTGAGGTGATGCGCGGCCCACCGCTAAACGGCTGAGCTCATGACTCAGCGTCTGGACCGACACCGGCTTAAACAGACACATATTCATGCCGCTGGCCAGACACGCCTCCCGCGACTGCGGCAGCGCGCTGGCAGTCACGCCCCAAATTACCAGGCCCGGATAGCGACGGCGTAGCGAGGCCGCCAGCGCCAGGCCATCTTTCTTCGGCATATTGAGGTCCGTTATCAGCAGATCGTAATGTTTGCTGGCGAGCTTATTCTCTGCCTCTTCACCGTCGCAGGCTTCATCGACGCTATAGCCGATAGTGCTGAGCTGGCGCTTGAGCAGTAGCCGGTTGGTGGGGTGATCGTCCGCTATCAGTATCGCCAGCCCGGGTAGAGCCTGCGGTCTGGCGGGCGACGCCTGCGGCGCGTGGATCGCGCTGCGGCTCGCCTTGACCGGCAGCGTGATGGTGAAAGTGGTCCCCACGCCCGGACGGCTGACCATCTCCAGGCGACCCTGCATCAGCGCAACCAGCTCTTTGCAAATGACCAGCCCCAGTCCGGAGCCGGTCTGCTGGCGTCCCTGGCGCGCCTGGGCATAGCGGTGGAAGAGGGTGGCCTGCTCTGCTTCACTGATCCCGCAGCCGCTGTCGCTAACCATGAGGGCCAACTCTCCCTGTGTCTCATTCGCCGGCGTCAGCCGGCAGGAGACCTGAATTGCGCCTTCGACGGTAAACTTCAGCGCATTGCCGATGAGATTATTGAGGATTTGCCGTAGCGCCTGCGGGTCGACCCACAGCATGGTCCCTTCCTGCAGCGCGTTATGGTAGTGCAGATCGATGCCCTTTTGCTGCGCCAGCGCGTCGAAGGTATGACACTGCTGCGACACTAACTGTGCGACATCGCTCCACTGCGGGGTAACCTGGTATTTTCCCGATTCAATCTTGTCGATATCAAGAATATTGCCGATAAGTCCCAGCAGGGTTTGCGCCGTCGATCCCGCCAGCTCGATCGCCTCTTTACGCTGGCCGCCGTTCAGCTCCGGTTTCGCCAGCAGCTCCAGAAAGCCGACGATGGCGCTCACCGGCGTGCGCAGCTCGTGGCTCATGCTGGCCAGAAAGCGGCTCTTGGCTTTTGTCGCCTGAATCGCTTTGTCTTTTTCGCGCTCCAGCGCACAGGAGAGGGCCTCCTTCTGCGCCAGCTCCTCCTCGAGCCGCTGCTGGGAGTCTTTACGTTTGCGCACTTCCCGACACAGGGAGAGTCCCCAGCCGAGGCTGATGGCGATCAGCACCAGCGCAAAGGCGATCAGCTGGTAAAACTGGCGGCTGTACTGGCTCCAGTTCTCTATTTGCTGACTGGAGATTTTCGACCACTTCTCGGTCATCTGCAGAATATCCCGTGGCGGAATAACCTGCAGCGCTTTGTTAAGAATGGCGGCCAGCACCGGTTCATCGCGCGGGATGGCCAGCCGAATGGCCGCGACGGGGAGTCCATCAATGCGGGTGTAGTGCAGACCCTGTGGATAGTAGTGGTCGATCATATAGCGGGCGGAAAGCTCCGAGGCTACGGCGGCATCTACTTCGCCTTCCTCTACCATCTTCATGGCGACGCCAACGTTATCCGTTTCCACCCAGTTAATCAGCGGAAAACGCGCTTTCAGATCATGGGCGGCGATAGGCCCGACCGGCAGGGCGATCCGCGCCGAGCGCGTCAGCAGATGCTGATCGGGGGCGCTGCCGCGGGCGACCAGCACAAAGGCCACGTTAATGAGCGGATCGCTGAGGGTGACGTAGGCTTGCGGCTGTGGGGTCAGGGTGGCGGCGGGCATGATCGCCCAGTCCTCTTTTTCCATGCGCTTTGCCAGAGCCTGACGGTTGCGCACCAGAATAGGGTCAAACTGCAGGCCGGTCTGGAGTGAGACAATATTCAGCATATCGGCCATGATGCCGCGCAGTTCATCCTCGTTATCCACCAGGGTAAATGGCGGAAAATAGGGGTTCACCAGCAGGCGGACGCGACGATGCTTCTGCAGCCAGCGCTGCTCTTCGGGGCTAAAGGTAAGCGGGGTATTGAGAAACGACAGATCGCCACGGTTGAGCCAGTTTTGCATGATCCGCATCGCGGTGTCGCTGTCGACGGCATGGATAAAACGGTCGAGGAGTTTATGCAGCTCTGGCCGATCGTCACGGGTGACAAAGCGGTTGTGTTGCTCCTGCTGACGAAAATAGTGCGCGATAACCAGCGATTGCGAGAAATATTTCGAGATGCAGTGGCCAGTGGTGATGTTGTTGCCGATAAAATACTGATTCTCGCCGCTGACCACCGAGGCGAGAGCCTGATAGTCGCTATCATAAAGGGTGATTTTGGCGTTGGGAAACGCCTGCTGAATAATATCGAAAAAAGCGCAATCGCGGGTGCAGGCCAGCGTGACGCGGCGGTCAGTGGTCAGCGGCGGCAGAGGGGATTTCAGCGAGGTGACCAGCGTCGGCCAGGTTTTAAGCAGCGGCGCGGATTGATCCAGGCCCGGGGCGAGCGCATCCCGGTGCGCCACCTGAGTGAGCAGGGTATCCACCTGGCGGTCGGCCAGGGCGGTGAGCGCCTGCTGCTCGGTGTCATACTGGCGGATAATCACCTTCAGTCCGAGGCTGTGCGCCATCAGCGCCAGATAGTCGGCGTTAATGCCCTGATAACTTTTCTCGTCGCCGTCATAGACGATGGGCGTCCTCTCGGGAAGCCAGGTCCCGACGGTCAGCGTAGGCTGCGCCGCCAGCCATGCTTTCTCCTTACCGCTAAGCGGGATATCGATCGCCGCGATATGAGAATGGCTCTTCAGCTCCAGCTGTTTCATGGCATACGCGGCAGGCGAGAGGCTCAGCGCCAGCCCGACAACGACGGATAAAATAAGACGAACCGCCATGCCATCACCCTATTTTATTGCGTTGCGCAAAGTCATATAGCTCAAGCAGGGTGCTGCAGCCTAATTTATCCATCAGACGGACCTTATAGGTACTTACCGTTTTATTGCTGATATTCATTTTGCTGCCGATGGTGGTGTAGTCGACGCCGCTGAGAATATAGCGGAACACCTTCATCTCCTGCGTTGACAGCGTATCCAGCCGGTCCTGATCGGTGATGCCGTGGGTGCAGAAGCGTTCCAGTGAAAAGGGGAAATAGCTGTAGCCATTATTGGCTGCGTCGATTGCGGCGAGGATATTATTCATTCCCTCTTTTTTACTCACAAAACCATTTGCTCCGCAGTCGGCGCTGCGTTTGCCGTAGAACAGTTCATTCTTAGCGGAAATGATGATGATTGTTCCCTGGTAGCGGCGTTTGCGCAGCTGCTCCAGCACCTCGATACCGCTGAGCTCCGGAATATCGACGTCGACGATGAGCAGGTCAGGCTGCATGCTTTCCGCGGTCTGCACGGCATGAGCGCCGCTGTCGAGCTCTGCCGCGACGGTAATACCGTTGCTGTCGAGAAGGTTGCGAATGGCGATACGTGCCAATGGATGATCGTCAATGATTATCGCATTCATGGGGGCGTAAATCCTGATATGAAAAAAGAAGGGCGATGCCTGGTGCAGGTGCGGCGGGGGTTATTTTTATCGATGCCGTTATAAGGCGTAATTGTAACACAAATCGTTTTGGGCCAGGGAAATATTGTGGAGCTGAGCCAGACGAATATATTTGCATAGCTGGATGACAGCTGTAGGAACGGGCGTTCACTTGCTTCAGCGCGGTCTGCTGTTAAAAAAAATGCAAACGATTAATCTGCTCTTATTAAGGTGAGTTCTCGGGAATATCGTCCGGCGACAACTGGCAGGTAAAATAATAACAATGGCGAAAGAAAAACGCGCCTTCTGGCGAAAATGGGTTTGGAAACATCTGATGGCAGGAATAACAATACTGGCAATGAGTAGCGCCGCGGTGGGAAAGGATGTCGTCCCCGATGAGGCGCGGACCCGAGATATGATGCGCTGTCAGGATTATCTGCAACTGGATCCGCGCGCCTGGACGCCGATGGTGATTTGGCTGATGAACGATCCTTTTTCACTGGAGCCGCCGGAGTGGACCGACTTCCATGAAGCCGAGCTGGTGCTGACGCCGATCCTCACCGAAATCTGCCGTCAGGAGCCGGATGTCTGGCTCACCTCGCTGCGGGAACGGCTCAATTCTTATCAGCAGGTGCGGTCGCTGAACTAAGCGACCGCGGTAAAACGGCAGAAAAAGTGACTAAATGCGCAGTTAGCGGCCTTCTTCTGCGCAAAGGCTCAGCAGCGGCCCGCTTTCTGCGACAGGGCGTCGCAGGTTTTGCTCGCTAGCGTCGGGTTGGCGCCGGCGCAGATGGCATCCGAGACGGTGCTACCGCCGCCCAGCGGGATCAGCCCGTAAAGCTTCGGCTCGGCGGCCTTCGTCACATAGCAGCGATGGCTGGTTTTGCCGATGGTGACCACAAAGTTGGTTTTCACATCCTGCTGCCTCGCATCGGAAATTGTCACCTGCGAAGCATCGACATTAAAAGCAAACGCGGCGGCCTCTTTCATTTCATTTTCCGTCGCCATGGGTGGTTTAGCTACGCAACCCATTAATAACAGTGCCAGACAGGTACTGATTGATATATCCCGTATTTTCATCATTTCATCCTTTTTGTAAGTCAGCGGGTTATATATAAGAGCGGGGGGAGGAACGCGTTGATTTCGATCAGCTGGCGCAGGCTATGGTTATTATTCGGAAATTGACCTGTGTTGTTACATTTATCGTGAGTAGTATGAATTCCAGCATTGCAGGAATGAAAGATATTTTAAGACTACGTTGCGTAGTTAGACAGAAGTCAACAGGAGTGCGGCGGTTATGGGCTGCCCGAGATGCTCTGAGCAATATTTTGCTAAGGCAGAATGCTATCTGTTTTAGCGTAAGCGCAAATTTTCCCTGCGTTATAACGGACTTTTTATCCTCTTAATGGGATAGCGACAACACGCTAAGCCATGCGCGCTGCTCAGCGGTTTGTGGTGCCATTTTAAAATTCAGGAACAAAAAAGCCACTCTTTCGAGTGGCTTAATTGTATGATTTTAAATCTAAAATTTGGTGGCCCCTGTTGGGTTTGAACCAACGACCAAGCGATTATGAGAATCATGAAGGCCAAACGAAAAACAATAACTTATTTAATAATCATGCCGTTAATAAAAGTATATAAGGCAATATAGGGCAATAATTCTAAGTTGATGCGACACTTTTGCGACAATCTAAAGGGTTGAGTCTGACTGCATCCTCAAGATGGTTGGGGGCGAAGTGTGCATATCTCATTGTCATTTTTATATCGGTGTGCCCCAGTATCTTTTGCAATACGAGGATGTTCCCGCCGTTCATCATAAAGTGGCTGGCGAACGTATGCCGCAAGACATGAGTTAACTGGCCTGGAGGAAGCTCTATCCCTGCGCGATCCAGGGCATTTCTAAAGGCGTAGTAGCACGGGGTAAATAGCGCACCATTCTTTTTGGGAAGTTCCCCCATTAGCTCGGCCGATATGGGTATTGTTCGATTCTTTTTACCCTTAGTCTTGATATAAGTGATCTTCCCCGAGGAAACCTGAGAACGCTTTAGGCTTTCTGCTTCACTCCATCTCGCTCCAGTTGCCAGGCAAATTTTAACGATTATCTCTAGGTCTTCAGCAGAACTGTTGCGGCACTCTTTTAACAGCGATTCAATCTGCTCAGCTGTGAGATATGACATCTCGCTTTCTTCAGTACGAAATTGCCTGACATTTTCTAGGGGGTTGGGTGGTGCCCACTCACCTAATCGTTTAAGTTCATTAAAGACAGCTAAAAAGTAAGCGTGTTCAAGGTTCATCGTCCGTGGCGATACTTGGCTAATTCTCTTTGTGCGAGCGAAATGCCCTTCAAGCCTTTTTGCGCGGTATGCGGTAAATAGCTGGGCACTAAATTCGCTAGCAAGTGGGGAGCCCATGCACTCCGCCGCCCATAGCATGGATTTCTTTCTTTTCTCGCCATCTTTTAGGGTAATTCCGTGACGGTCAAACCAAAGGTGAACGAGGTCGGAAAGACGACGGCGATCTTTGCCATCACCTAGCCAGGGGGAGTTATCAACCTTTTGCATTGTGAAGTTTTCGAATGCAAGAGCTTCCCCTTTAGTAGAGAATTTTTTACGGACTCTTTTACCCTGCTTTCCATCGCTGCGATTGACTGTATAAAAGTCAGCGACCCATTGCCCATCACTTAATTTTCGAACGGTCATAACTAATCATCCGCTGATTATTGTTAGCACCACACGCCCGATAACGCTTATGTCATCAATGGAACAGTCAAAAGCCGCGCCAGCGCCGCTAACACGAACTTTCTTTACTGGGATCCGAGTCAGTGTCCTTACGCTTGTTTTACCTTCAATCTCGACAAGCCATTCACCATCAAACACCTCTGAAAACTCCCTCTCGATAACATACGTCGTTGAGCTTTCAATGATACAAAGAGGCTTCGTTGGTACTGCTTTTCCTGGCAAAAATGTAGCTTTATCCAACATAAGAACCCCTGAGTCATAAAGCTGACCGTCGACAATTTTTTGTCTGGCAATTCTCAGAATGTCGAGGTCTTCGCCGTCAAACTTTGGCCCATTCCCGGTAACCAGCCACTCAAGCGTAGCGCCCGTCTCAGCCATGCAGCGAACCACGATATCTGCCGGGAAAAAGTCCCTCTTATATCGATTAGCAAGGCTACTACTCGCTATCCCTAGATGTTCTGCAAGAGCGACTTTAGTTCTGAATCCATACGCCTCAATGACGCGATCTAAGGTGTCATTTCCGCCTTGTGAAAAATCAATTTGTAGCTTCATGAAAACTTATCCTTGCAAGTTTTCGTGGAGTGATATTAAACTCCGCTTTGTAGGTTTAAAGAAACATTGCCCATTATTGCCCTGTATTGCCGTACAGGTTAACCAGCGGAGTTTGCCTTATGCGACCAAACATTACAATCGTCATCCCTGAGCCTTACCTGCCACTTGATGAGTATTGCCGCCGTACTAGCACTAACAAAGAAACAGCTAAGAACCTGATTGAATACGGAAAGTTGCCAATCAAGCCAAAGGGTAAACAGACTAAGGGCCTGGTTGAAGTGAACATGGCTGCTCTGACTATTCAAGCTCTGAGTGAATGCGACATTTCACTTAACGTGTAAATCATCATAGTGATTAGAGGGAGCCTAAACATGTTAGATTTTCGCGTTTCGTCACATGCACACTTTGATGATGCATGCAGAAAATTCGCGGCCACGCATAACGTGAAAGAGCTGGCCGATAAAGCCGGTATCAAGCCGCATACGCTTTACAACAAACTCAACCCGGAACAGCCACACCAGTTAACGCCGCGCGAAATCTGGACTCTGACAGACCTGACCGAAGACTCGACCCTTGTTGATGGTTTTCTGGCGCAGATCCATTGTTTGCCATGCGTGCCGGTCAACGAGCTGGCAAAAGAAAAACTGCAATCCTACGTCATGCGCGCCATGAGTGAACTCGGCGAACTGGCGAGCGGTGCCGTTTCAGGCGACCGCCTTACCACGGCCCGTAAGCAAAACATGATTGCGAGCGTAAACGCGGGTATTCGCATGCTGTCGCTGTCGGCAATGGCATTACAGGCGCGATTACAGGCTAACCCGGCAATGACTAGCGTAGTCGACACCATGAGCGGCCTCGGTGCCTCGTTCGGGCTGATGTGAGGTATATATGTTGAATACTGAACCGTCATTCGCTTCTCTGCTCGTTAAGCAAAGCCCCGGCATGCACTACGGACACGGCTGGATCACAGGTAAGGACGGCAAGCGCTGGCACCCGAGCCGATCACAGGCTGATTTACTGGCTGACCTCTCTACACAAAAACAGGGGGAATCATGGCTATCGAAGCTGTTTCCGCGACTGTTCCGCTAAAAGCGGGTGAACGTCTGGCTGGCCTCAATCATGTGGCTCAATTGCGCGCTAGATATTGGGGCGATTGCTGGAAAGAGGTAGAACGTTTTGTCGATGATATGCGCGATAAACGTGATCCACAATTTGAAGAAAATAATCGGGCGCTGGCCGCTATTTTCTTTCTGGCAAAAATACCGGCGGCTCGTCATGAGCTCCAATTAAGTGAGCTGACTACTGACGAGAAAAAAGCGCTTATTACGGCGATGAATCATTTTCGCGCAGTGGTGAGCTTATTTCCAAAGCGGCTTACAATGCCGAATTAATACACAAATTTCATTAACTGACGTCAACCCGTCGGGCTTCCCATTGCCCGAATTCAGGAGAAAGCACTATGCAAAATATCGAACCCCGTCAATTCAAAGTCGATAAAGAGGCGCTGGCCGTATTGCTGGAAGAGGCAAAATCTGAAGAGCGCAAAGGGCGCGCACTGGCTGTATCTATCCGCCTTGAGGCACTGGCAACCCATATCGCTAACAAAGGTATGAGCGCCATAGAAGCGGCTGAACTGCTGCGCCGTGAAGCCACCCGCTACGAAAACGAATTTCAGGAGCTGCACTAATGGCCGATGCAATGGATATCGCACAACAGCGTGAACAGGCAGAACGTGAGCGTCTTATCAACAACGCGCGCAGCCGTATCGCTGCTCCTTCTCGTTTTACCTGCGAGGTATGTGACACACCAATCCCGGAAGCTCGCCGCATTGCGATTCCGGGAGTGGCCTTTTGTGTAACCTGCCAGCAAATCGCCGAGCTCAAATCCAAACATTACCGGGGGGTATAAATGGGTATTCGCATCGAAGTCGGCGACAAATGGGTTATTACCAGCGACCAATATCAATTCATCCTGAATGAAAAGAAAGTAGTTAAGTCAGGAAATAAAGCTGGTGAAGAATGGCTCGACACTATCGGCTATTATCCGAAGATTAACCAGCTTATTTCCGGCCTGATACACCATAAGATTCATGGCTCGGATATTACTGCCATTGACGCTATGGCGGAAGAAATTGAGCGGGTAGGGCAACTATGCATAGCAGCCATTCAAGGGGCTAGCGTTGATGCATAGCTCTACGGTTGCTTATGCTTATCCGTGGAATGCTCCACGGTCGGCAATAGCCAGCCCATATCTTACCTATGACCAACAGCATCGCCGCGATCGTATGTTCGCGGCTTTGCTGCATGCGCGAAAAGTGCTTTCTCTCCAGCCTGAGTGCGTGCGTTTTGACGTATATCGTACCGCTACGGTGCTGGAGCAAAATCAGGGCAGTCAACGAGCCAATGCTTTTTTAATCAGCTTCTGTAAAAAGGCATTGCCACGTCTTGAACTGGTCGCAAAAAAATACGAGAGCGCGGGTATCAACAGTAATGTCTCAACTGCCGTTTTCGGTGGTCATTTTGACACCCGACTCATGCAATATCTGGCGTCACGTATGGTTAATCTGGTCGCCAGATATAACCGCCTTCCTGATATGTCGCGAGCCGATGTTGACCTACTGGCCGGTGACATTGCTAATTTCATTCGTTCTGAGCTGGCAAATATTGATGATTCAGGTTTTGGTGATCTCAAAACGCTATACACCTGGTACATGCACGCTGGTTTTATTTCTCTGCAATTCAATGTCACTCCTCCCCATTGGGAGCGCGTGGCAAATAAATACTTCAACAAAGATGATATCGCCCCAGCAGTAATCCGTATGTTTACTGAGTCATGGTGGCGTAATCGTCTGCGTCGTGTCGCATCGGCATGGCGCGAACATCTACAAATTGCAGTCGGCAACGTCAGCAAGAAACGACATGCCTACGCGAGTAAAAACTGTGTGACTGACTGGCGTGAGCAGAAACGCCGCACGCGCGAATTTCTCAAGGGACTGGATCTCGAAGACGAAGACGGCAACCGCATCAGCCTGATAGAAAAATATGACGGTTCTGTCGCTAACCCTGCAATACGCCGCTGCGAGCTGATGGCCCGCATCCGTGGGTTTGAAAATATCTGCAATGAATTAGGTTATGTAGGGGAGTTTTACACCCTGACCGCACCGTCTAAATATCACGCCACGACTAAAGCGGGCTACCGTAACAGTAAATGGAACGGCGCCAGCCCGTCGGACACGCAGAGCTATCTAACCGGCCTTTGGGCGCGCATACGCGCCAAGCTGCACCGGGAAGAAATCCGCATTTTCGGCATACGTGTTGCCGAGCCTCACCATGATGGTACGCCGCATTGGCACATGCTTATGTTTATGTTGCCGGAAGACGTTGAGCGCGTGCGTCTTATCATCCGTGATTATGCGTGGGAGGAAGACCGCCACGAACTGAGAAGCGATAAAGCCAAAAAAGCACGTTTCCACGCCGAAGCTATTGACCCGGAGAAGGGCAGCGCTACCGGCTATGTTGCTAAATACATTTCGAAAAATATCGACGGATATGCTCTCGATGGCGAAACCGATGACGAAAGCGGTGAACTGCTTAAAGAGACTGCCCCGGCCGTATCAGCATGGGCGGCGCGCTGGCACATCCGTCAATTCCAGTTTATTGGCGGCGCGCCGGTGACGGTCTACCGTGAATTGCGTCGTCTCGCTGATACCGAGACCGCGCACGGTCTGAGCGTTGAATTTGCCGCCGTCCATGATGCCGCTGACGCCGGTGACTGGGCTGGTTACGTTAATGCGCAGGGTGGCCCGTTTGTCCGTCGCGACGATTTGCAGGTGCGCACGCTGTATGAGCCTCGCGCCGAGTTTAACCAGTATGGTGAGGAAACTATCTGCATTCGTGGCGTGTACGATTCCGCCGTCGGCGCTGACACCCCGATTTTAACCAGGCTAACGCAGTGGAAAATTGTGCCGAAGCGTGCCGTTGATTTGGTCGTTGACGTTAAGGGCGCTCCTGCGCCCTCTCGGAGTTCTGTCAATAACTGTACGGGAAGCGAAAGCGATCCGCCGGAGCTGGATTTATCCAAACCGTTGAGTCGAAGTGAAAGGCGGAAGCTAACGGCTAGGCTCAGGGACAAAAAACGGGTCACCAGGCGTGATTTTGGCCACGGAACGGATAAACAAAGCGCAGCCATTGACAGAACAATAGACGAGATTCAGCTCATGATCGGCGAAACCATCAGCCGGGGTGAGGCTCTGCACCTGATGGCCGGTGGCAAAAGTTGCATAAACGGCAAATGGTGCCGTGGTTCATCAACCGGTGAAATTTTCCCGGCAGCACCGTCACACTGGGCGCAGGCAAGACAAATCCTAAATCGAGTCGCGGGGTTAGCGTCAGTTACTAAGTTGAGACTGTAACTAATTCATATCCATATCATGCACATACGTCATTTTTTGGTGTAACTTTTTCTTTCATCTTTTTATCAATATGTGGTACTGTTTATTTATACAGTATCCCGTATTGGAGGTTGTGTGGATAGAGAGTTAAACGAGCAAGTCATGATTGAACGGGTCGAGATGATTGCGCGTCTGACGACAGAGGGGGTTTGTCAGGAAAGAGATCGTGAAATTGCTTTGAATTTAATCGCGGAAATTGCGAGAGGTAACTTGATGAAAAACAAATCTTTTTCAGTTGTTTTCGCTCCCGTTCCTGTTGAACAAAGATTAAAAAAAGGGGACGAAGTGAGGATTAACATCACGTTGGATAAAGAACAAAAAATCGGGCAGCAAGTTGTCGATGCTTTTCAGTGCGAGTTGACTCGTCGGGTGGCATCGATTTTTCCAACAGCACGCATTACAGTTAAAAGAGGAGCAATGATTGGTGTTGAGTTAGTTGGGGTTGACAAAGAGTCAGATCGAGAGGCATTGGATGGTATTCTCCAGGAAGTTTGGGAAGATGAAAGCTGGAGATAAAAATCATAAGTCAATTGGTACATAATGGGCTTTTATGCGATGAAGTGAGTTTAGGCGAAATGGCTAAAGGTACAAACAGTGTCTTGGTTGGAAGTTTAGTAATCAGATTGTTACACTTGTCGGGGCTCATCTTGGCCATTTTTCTTTAATGTATCTTGCTATTTAGTGTATTCTTAATAAAAATAAATGTATGTTTATGTTATAGGTTAGGAGGGAATATGGATGGTTTGTGGGAGAAAATATCTTCGTATAACTTGTTTAATAATCTTTTTCCAGGTGCTCTTTTTATATATCTATTAGAGCGTTCGACGAGTGTGGTTTTATCTACGGAAGATATAGTAAAGAATATTGTCCTTTACTATTTTGTTGGATTGGTTATAGGTCGGGTTGGATCGATTGTTGTTGAACCCATACTTAAGGCAGTTCGGGTCATAAGATTCACTCCTTATTCTGATTACATATCAGCATGTAAAAAGGATAGTAAAATAGAAATGTTGCAAGAAGTAGCTAATATGTATAGGACATTGCTTACTATGTCCATTTTACTACTGGCCGCTTTGTTGTGTATTGAGGCTCTAACAAATAATAACTATAACTTATCAAAGTGGGTGTCATCTTTTTTTACAGTTGTTTTTATTGTGTCATATATTAAACAAATTAATTATATTGTGGCAAGGGTTATTAAAGCTAACAAGCTGCCATAAGGCAGCTTGTTGTTTATTCCTCCGTTTTATAATTAGTTACGTATGCACGAGGTGTGGCGGAGGACCATCCCTCTCTAATTGGGGCGTCTTTATAATGGGTTTTCGTAGAGCCTTCAGTAGTAATTACTTTAGCCCCACGTCTGGTGAAAGCATTAATAACTGCTTGATGGGGATGCTTGTCAGAGTCAGGTGCACATGAGATAAATGCGCTAATCCCTCGCTGTTCACCCTCCCTTACAATATTACCAACCAGCTTGTTTAGTACTTGCGGACCAACATTTCTTCGGCTTCCATGATGAGGAATCTGAATGAATGATAATGAAGTGTTATCAATGTGATCTGCTGCCATTTCTAAGGCAGTGACACCTGCATCACCAGTAAATACCAAGGTTTTACCATCAATTTCAAGTTTCAAAATTACACTTGAGTTGTTTTGTGCTGATGTGGTGTCCTTATCATCAATGCCTTCATCGGAGAACCAGTCTGCAACATATTCAACTAATTTTTTAGCTTTCTCGACAAGATAGTCATATGTTGCTTTTAAAGCTTCAGTTCCAGATACTTCTTCTGCTTTTTTAGGCATTCGAGCGAAGTCAGGTATTAATGTTTCATAATATGCTTGTGTCGGTCCAACAACAACAAGTGTGGCATTATCCCAAGTCTTTCCTTGGAAAGGCTCGTGAATTTCTATCTCTTTTTTTTCAGCTAATTTAACAGCATCATAAGCTTTCTGTAGGTTTTCTTGCATGCGTCTTGCGATACTGGCATCTGTTATTCTTCCGTCAGAAAATTCAGCTGCGAGGTTTTCATTGTGCTCCCATGGTTTGTGAATCCAGAATTCTTTTACTTCTGCATTTTCAATGACATGTGATAAACCGCCTACATGATCACCATCTGGATGTGTGGATATAAGCAGATCAATAATATCGGTATGGTAATAATTTTCTAGATGTTCAATAATCTGAGCACCTGTACTCGCATACCCAGCGTCAATCACAACAACTTTTTGCTCGTGCCTTGCTCCGTGAAGATTGCCCCATCTAATGCATATCGCATCTCCACTTTTTTTTTCTCCAACGGCTAAAAAATCAACTTCGTATCCCATTTTGTGTCCTTATGCTTTTTTTACTGCCATATAAGGTTCTGATGTGTGTAGCTTTAATCAAGAGAATTCTGACTAATTTTATTGATAATCAAACTGATGCGATGAGCTATCAGTTTGCGGTCCATACCTCCATCAATTTTTGTTTTTTAATAAAAACAATTGTTTGTATGTATGCTGTTGTTGCTAGATTAATGCCGATAGCGCAGCAGATTTGTCACTGCGCCAGCAATAACTCCCGGCCTCCCTTCTTTCACTGCTCTGATACCGATAAGCTGGTCGAACAGGCAAGCTGCGCAGAGCTCGGTCCGGTCATTAAAGACCTACTACATCACATTAGAATGAAAAAATAAAAGGATCTATATCAATATGTTATCTATGATTTATGAAAATCCGTGGACGACGATTTTTCAGCTGACTGTTGCCAGTTACTGCCTCAACAGTATTATTGGCGCATTGCTCGGCTAGGAATCGCGACAAAAAATAGGCAAAAACCGGCACCCTGAATGCCGGTTTTTTTATGCCATTTTTTCGAAATCCCCCTATTTTTTAGCTGTGCATGCAACAGGTGCATGGTTTTGCATGTGCCGGGGTTGCCCGTTCTGGCCGTGCGCCACCAGAGCTGGCGCGGATCCAGAGTGGTCATGCAACTGCATTAAAACCGCCCCATAAAGCGGGCAGGCGAGGCGGGGAAAGCACTGCGCGCCAGCGTACTTTTGCGCATTTATTTTCGCAGCCTGAGCGCGTCGCTGTGCCGCGCAGGTTCGCGAGGGTGTCGGTGGGTGGTGCGGGGGTGTTTGAGGGCGTGGCGGGCTTCTGAGGCGGTCAGGCGTGGGGGTAAGAAAAAGCCGCCCGGAGGCGGCGGAAATCAGTCACTTTCGGTGTCGAGGGTGTAACTTTTGAACCGGATCACCTCCTGACCGGCCCAAGCGTTGACCTCGCGCATCCGGTCTTGTAGCGGGATGAGCTCGTTACGGACAAACACCTTTGCCACCTTCTCGATATCGCCGAGCGAACCGACGTTTTCCGGCTTGCCGCCCATCAGCTGGAACGGGATGCGGTGAGCGTCGAGCAGGTCGGCGGCGCTGACTTTTTTGATATTGAAGAAATCGTCTTTCGTTGCCACCTCACTGAGCGGCACAATTTTAATGCCGTCTGGTTTTCCGTGCGGTGCGTAGAAAAACAGATTTTTGAAGTTGCCGAGCCCCTTCGAACTGCGCATCGCATCGCGCAACGCCTCAACATCGGTACCGCTTTGCGCGGCGTCCGTCACATACATGATGTAACCCGCATGCGCCCCGTTCTGGTAATACTTGCGGCGAAACAGCGTCGCCGCTTCATTCAGCCAGGCGGAGTTTAGCGCGCTGAGATATTCCGGCATGCCGTACAGCTCCTGGTTGATGTCTGGCTCCAGCAGGTGGAATACGGATCCCGGCGCGAACGGGTGCGGCTGGTCAAATGACGGCACCCACCAGTAGACATCATCTTCAATACCACGCCGCGTGTATTTAGCCGGTGACGCTTCCAGCTTCAGCGGGCGACCGGTGACACTCTTTCTGAGCTCTAAAAACGCGTTGCCAAACACCAGAAAATCAAGCGCGAAGCGGCTGAAGTCCTGTTGTGACAGTAGCGGGTGCGGAATAAACGTTGAGGCCAGAATGTTGCGCTTAACGTAAATTGGCGAGCTGTGATGAACGGCGGCGCGCAGGCTTTTCGCCAGCCCGTTAAAGCTGACCGGCGGTTCGAACCAGCGGCCATTATTGACGCATTCCACGTAATCCAGAATATCGCGGCGGTCGAGCACGGCGCTCGGTTCACCAAAGGTAAACGCCTCCATTTTTTGGGGCGCGCTGTCTTTCATGTTGCGCGGGCGCTTTTGTGGCTGTGGCTTGCGGCCTTTGTATTTACTCATCAGTTAAACTCCAGAATGGATGATGTTACCTGGCCGCTGCCAGCGGTAAGCGGTTCGTTTAACAGCGCGTGCATGGTCGCCCAGGCGACGTCCGCGTGACTGGCTTCCTCGGTGCGGCTGGCCTCATAGGTGGCGCTGCGCCCGCTGCTGGTCATGGTCTTACGGATTGCCATAAACGAGGTGGTGATGTCGGTGGCGCTGACGTCATATTCGAGACAGCCACGGCGGATAACGTCTTTTGCTTTCAGCACCATTGCGGTTTTCATTTCCGGCGTGTAGCGGATATCGCGGGCGGCGGGATAAAACGAGCGAACCAGCTGGAAGACGCCAATACCGAGGCCGGTCGCATCGATACCGATGTACTCGACGTTGTATTTTTCGGTGAGCTGGCGGATGGATTCGGCTTGCGTTGCGAAGTCCATGCCTTTCCACTGATGGCGCTCCAGAATGCGAAATTTGCCCCCGGCGACAACCGGCGGCGCGAGCACCACACACCCGGCGCTGTCGCCGCTGTGCGAAGGGTCGTATCCCACCCAGACCGGGCGGGAGCCGAACGGGTTGTCGGCGAACGGCGCAAAGTCTTCCCACTCTTCCAGACTGTCGACCATGCAGCGTTGCAAATCCTCGAACGGGAACACCGACGCCTTGTCGTCAACGAACTCGCACATAAACAGATTGCGGAAGTCGTCGATGCTGTTTTCGCGCTTGAGTTGCTCCAGATTGAACAGCGTACAGCCCCCGGCGAGCGCATCCTCAATGGTGACAATCTGCCGCCACTGACCGTCAGGACACGCCACGCCAGCGGCGAGCGCGTCATGACTGATATCGATGTCAACCCGCTCGCTGGCGCTGGCGCGGCCCCGGTTGAATAATTCCCCCGACCAGAACGGGTAAGCGCCGTGTGCCAGGGTGGAAGGTGTCGAAAAGTAGGTGCTGCGCAGGTGGCTTTGTGAGGCCATGCCCGACGACACTTTGCGTAGTTTCTGGAAGTTGGGGATCCAGAAAATTTCGTCGACATACAGGTCGCCGTTGTGGCTCTGCGCGGTGTTTGAGTTGGTGCCGAGAAAAATCAGCTTTGCGCCGTTGTTGCCTATGACAATCGGGTCGCCGGTCAGGTCGACATCGACCCGGCGGGCAAACTGAATGATGTACTCGCGGAATACATACGCCTGCGTCTTACTCGCTGACAAGAAAATCTGGTTATGGCCGGTTTTCAGCGCATGCAGCAGCGCCTCGCGGGAAAAGTAGAACGTCGCCCCAATCTGGCGCGATTTCAGAATGTCGCGAATACGGTGCTCAAGCCCGGCGCGGTGCCAGCGGAGCTGATACTCGAAAGACTCTGCAAAGAAAATCTCTTCCAGTTTCTCGATAGCCTCGTCGCTGAAAAAGTTCTTTGTCGGCTTTTTGCGGTCGCCTTTGTTGCGGTTGGCCACATTGGGATTCAGGTCAACCTCGTTTCCGGTCTGGCCATAGCGATTAATACGTGCAAAGCGCTCCATCTGCCGGGCAAGAAAATCTGCCACCTTGAAATCGTGGGGTGTGAGGTTGGGCTTTGCGTAGAGCTGAATCAGCCGGGCCTCTAAGGTGCTTTCGACCCGGTTCAGCGGTGCCGTTTCGTCCCACTGGTCGCGCTGTTTCCAGCTCTGCACAGTCGGGCGTTTGGTCTGCAACATTTCAGCAATCTGCGGCACGGAAAACCCCTGCCAGTACAGTAAAGCCGCCTGGCGTCGCGGGTCGTTTAACAAAGTGGTGTCGGTGGTGATGGTCATGGATACCTCGCCGTGATTGATACAGGGCAAGGCTAAAGAAACGGGTGATGCGAATCGCTAAGGTGCTGTTGTGTGAGGGATAAGCCATCCGGGACAGATGGCGGGTGGGCGGCGACGTCGGGAAACTAACCCCGACCCGTTAACCCGATATCAGGACTCCTGACAATGGCAAAAAAAGTTTCAAAATGGTTTCGCATCGGCGTCGAAGGCGATACCTGTGACGGCCGCGTTATCAGCGCGACGGATATTCAGGAAATGGCAGAGACCTTTGACCCCCGCGTCTATGGTTGCCGCATTAACCTCGAACACCTGAAAGGCATCCTGCCGGATGGCCCGTTCAGCCGTTACGGCGATGTGGTTGAGCTGAAGTCTGAAAAGATTGACGACGATTCGGTACTGAAAGGCAAGCTGGCGCTGTTCGCCAAAATCACCCCGACCGATGACCTGATCGCAATGAATAAAAAATTGCAGAAGGTCTACACCTCAATGGAAATTCAGCCGAATTTCGCCAATAGCGGTAAATGCTACCTGGTCGGCCTCGCCGTGACCGATGACCCGGCCAGCCTCGGCACTGAATACCTCGAATTTTGCCGTGGGGCCAAATTTAACCCCCTTAACCGCTTCAAAGCCGCACCGGGCAACCTGATTTCTGTTGCCACCCTCGCGGAGCTCGAGTTCGAAGACCTGCCGGAAAATGTCTTTACCGCCCTGAGCGACAAGGTGAAGACGATTTTCAGCCGCAAACAGGCCAGCGATGACGCCCGTTTTCAGGATGTGCATGAAGCCGTGACGACCGTCAGTGAACATGTGCAGGAAAACCTCACCGCCACTGAGCAGCGTCTTGCCGAGCTGGAAAATGCCTTTGCGACGCTGAAACAGGACGTCACCAGTAAAGCCGACCAGACCCGCCAGGCATTCAGCCAGTTAAAAACCACGCTGGATAACACCGAAAGCACCACGCAGCCCCGCCGCAAGCTCTCCACCGGTGGCAGTGGCGATGAGCTGCTGACCGACTGTTAGACGGTCGTGAATTTATCGCCGGGCGACAGACCTGCCCGGTCAGACAACCCGATTTAACCCAACAGGAAAGACTATGCGTCAGGAAACCCGTTTTAAATTCAATGGCTATCTGTCCCGCGTTGCCGAGCTGAACGGCATCGACCCGGACGACGTGAGTAAAAAATTCTCCGTCGAGCCGTCCGTCACGCAAACCATGATGAACACCGTGCAGATGTCCTCGGCCTTTTTGCAGAAAATTAATATCGTGCCGGTGGATGAGCTGAAGGGTGAAAAAATTGGCGTCGGCGTCAATGGCACCATCGCCAGCACCACGGACACCAACAGCGGCAAGGAGCGTAAAACTGCCGACTTCGCTGCGCTGGAGTCCAAAAAATACGAATGCGACCAGGTCAACTTTGACTTCCATTTCAAATATAAAAAGCTGGATTTGTGGGCGCGCTTCCAGGACTTCCAGCGCCGTATTCGCGACGCCATTATCCAGCGTCAGGCGCTTGATTTCATCATGGCCGGGTTCAACGGCGTTGAGCGTGCCGAAACCTCTGACCGCAAAGCCCATCCGATGCTGCAGGATGTCGCCGTGGGCTGGCCGCAGAAATACCGCAATGAAGCGCCGACCCGTGTGATGAGCAAAGTCGTCGACGAGGAAGGGAACGTGGTTTCCTCTGTGATCCGTGTGGGTAAAAAAGGCGATTACGTCAATCTCGATGCGCTGGTCATGGATGCCACCGACAACCTGATTGACGAGATTTATCAGGAAGACTCGGAGCTCGTGGCGATTGTGGGCCGTAAGCTGCTGGCCGACAAATATTTCCCGATCGTCAACAAAGACCAGCCCAACAGTGAGGCGCTCGCGGCTGACATCATCATCAGCCAGAAACGCATCGGCAACCTGCCTGCCGTGCGTGTGCCGTATTTCCCGCCGAACGCAATTATGGTGACGCGTCTCGATAACCTGTCCATCTATTTCATGGACGAAAGTCACCGGCGCTCCATCATCGAAAACCCGAGACTCGACCAGGTGGAAAACTACGAATCGATGAACATCGATTACGTGGTCGAAACCTACGCCGCCGGGTGCTTCATTGAAAATATCAAGCTGGGCGATTTCTCTGCCGCGCAACCGGAGGGCTAACCGATGACGAGCCCCGCACAGCGTCACATGATGCGGGTCTCGGCCATTGAAACCGCGCAGCGGGAAAACAACCCGCTGCGGCATGCCACTGCCTACGAGCAGATGCTGGTTAAGCTGGCCGCAGACCAACGCACGTTAAAAGCCATCTTTGGTAAAGAGCTGAAAGCCAGGAAAAAGCGCGAGCTGCTGCCGTTCTATCTGCCGTGGATCAGTGGCGTACTGGAACAGGGCAAAGGCGCGCAGGATGACATCGTGATGACCGTCATGCTGTGGCGTCTTGATGTCGGCGATATCGGCGGCGCGATGGACATCGCCCGGTACGCGTTTAAGTACGGTCTGACCATGCCTGGTAAACACCGCCGCCCGCCGCAGTACATGTTTACCGAAGAGGTGGCACTCGCCGCCATGCGCGCCCATGCCGCCGGTGAACCGGTCGTCGTCAGCCAGCTACTCGACACGCTGGCGCTGACCGCCGCCGCCGATATGCCTGATGAGGTGCGCGCAAAACTGCACAAAATCACCGGCCAGGTGCTACGGGACAACAAACAGCCCGCCGACGCGCTGGCCCACCTCAAGCGAGCGATGCAGCTTGATTGTCAGGCAGGCGTCAAAAAAGACATTGAACGGCTTGAGCGAGAGCTGAAGCCCAAACCGGCAACTGTCGTTAAAGCCCCGGTAAGAGCGCCGCGCGCCGTGAAAACCACGGCACCGGCTAAACGTGGCCGCCCGAAAAAGACCGTCGGTTAACAGAATGCGCCCCGCGCCAGGGCGGCACGCCGGTCGATGAGGGTGTTTTACCTGACCTGAGACCGGCGTCCACCGCCCACCTATTCAGAGGTAGTCATGACGACGCTGATTATTAAAAAGAACGATGAGCCGCAGCCGGGTGGCGTGGTGGTCATCCCGCCACCTGCCAGCGATGAGCCGTTGATAAAAAATACGTTTTTCTTTCCTGACATCGACCCGAAACGCGTGCGTGAAGGGATGCGACTTGAGCAGACCGTCGCCCCGGCCCGGTTGCGTGAGGCCATCAAAACCGGCATCGCCGAAACCAATGCCGAGCTGTTTTTGTGGCGGGAACAGCAGATTGCCGGGGGTTTTAGCAAGCTTGCCGACGTGCCGGCTGACGATCTCGACGGCGAGAGTGTGCGCGTTTTCTATTACCTGCGCGCCGTCACCTCAATGGCGACCGCCACGCTCTATGAGCGTTATCGCGGTGTGGATGCCAGCGCCAAAGGTGACAAGAAAGCTGACAGCATCGATACCACTGTCGACGAGCTGTGGCGTGACATGCGCTGGGCCGTATCACGCGTCCAGGACAAACCCCGCTGCATCGTGAGCCAAATCTGATGCAGGCCATCGCGCAACAGGGCGACACGCTCGACATGATTTGCGCCCGGTATTACGGGCGCACTGAGGGGGTCTTCGAGTCGGTGCTCGCCGCAAATCCGGGGTTAGCCGAGCTCGGCGCAGTATTGCCGCATGGCACTGTGATCGAGCTGCCTGATGTGAAGTCATCCCCCGTAACAGAAACCATAAACCTCTGGGAGTAACCACATGACGGAAGGGGAAAAAAGCGTCATTTCGCTTTTTATAATCGGCGCGCTGATTGTCGTCGGTAAAGTGCTGGCCGGTGGTGAACCGATCACCGCACGTCTTTTTATTGGTCGCACGTTGCTGGGTGGCTTTGTTTCGATGGTGGCCGGGGTTGCCCTGGTACAGTTTCCAGACCTGCCAACCGCGGCTGTGTGCGGATTTGGCTCCATGCTGGGTATCGCCGGTTATCAGGCGGTAGAGCTTGCTATCCAGCGCAAGATTAAAAAAGGGGAAAACGATGGCAGTCATTAAGACACATCCCAACGTTGCGGCATTCCTCGACACGCTGGCGTTTTCGGAAGGGACAGCAACTCATCCGCTGACCCGAAACAACGGTTACGACGTTATCGTCACGGGTCTCGATGGCAAGCCGGAGATTTTTACCGATTATCGCGATCACCCGTTCGCCGGTGGACGCCCGGCGAAGGTCTTCAATCGTCGCGGGGAAAAATCCACGGCATCCGGGCGTTACCAGCAGCTTTATCTGTTCTGGCCGCATTATCAGAAACAGCTCGCTTTGCCGGATTTCAGCCCGGCATCACAGGACAGGCTCGCCATTCAGCTTATCCGTGAGCGCGGCGCGCTGGAAGATTTACAACAGGGGCGCATTGAGCGCGCCATTTCCCGTTGTCGCAATATCTGGGCTTCATTGCCGGGGGCCGGATACGGCCAACGCGAGCACAGCCTCGACAGGCTGGTCGCCGTGTGGCGCAAGGCCGGAGGCGTATCAGCATGAAACCCGTCATTCTCCTGCTGGCGCTGGCCTGTGCGGGTCTGCTGTGGATGCGACACGATAACAGTAATTTGCGTGCTTCTTTTGAACGCGCGAACCGGGTCGCCAGTGAACGCAAAACGACAATCACCATGCTGAAAAATCAGCTTACCGTTGCCGCAGAGCGGTCGCAGCGCAAAGAGCGGGCGCAGGTCGCCATGCGGGACAAGCTCACCGCCGCTAACCTGCTGGCCTTCCGGCGTGAACAAACTATCACGAGGTTACTCAATGAAAATGACGCGTTTCGCCGCTGGTATCGCGCTGATTTACCTGATGCTGTGCGCCGGTTGCACCAGCGCGCCGCCTGCACCAACGCTGCCGCCGGTGATTGTTTACAACGCCTGCCCGAAGGTCAGCCCCTGTCCGATGCCGGGCAGCGACCCGCTGACTAATGGCGATTTGAGTGCGGATATACGCCAGCTCGAAAACGCCCTGAAAAGCTGCGCAATCCAGGTCGATACGGTTAAACAATGCCAGGATGAAATCGATGCAAAAGCCCAACAGTCTGCGAAAAGCCTTAACTGATGCGGTGCCGGTACTGCGTACCAACCCCGATATGCTTTGCCTTCGCCTGGACGATGGCAACAATACGGCAACGCTGGCGCGCTCCCTGTCGTTTGAAAAGCGGTACACGCTTAACATCGTGGTCACGGATTTTACCGACGATATTGACCTGCTGTTTGTGCCGGTTATGGCCTGGCTGCGGGTCAATCAGCCGGACATCATGACAACCGACGAGGGGAGAAAAAAAGGATTTGCCTGGTACGCTGACATTAATAACGACAGCAGCCTCGATGTCAGTATCAGCCTGTTACTGACCGAGCGCACGCTGGTCAAAGAGGCCGACGGCGCGATGTACGTTGAGAACATCCCGGAGCCGCCACCGCCGGAGCCGGTGACACGCCCTGTTGAGATGTGGAGTAATGGCGAGAGGGTGAGTAAATGGGATGAATGACTTCAAACCCTTTGAGGACAAGCTCGCCGGATTGATAGCGGCCCTTTCCCCCGCCGGACGGCGTCGGATGACCGCCGACATTGCGAAGAAACTGCGCCAGCGGCAACAGCAGCGCATTAAATCGCAAAAAGCGCCGGACGGTTCGCCATTTACCCCGCGTAAGCGCGAGCCCGTCAGAGCAAAGCAAGGCCGAATTAAGCGCGAGATGTTCGCGAAACTGCGTACCAACCGCTATATGAAAGCGAACGGGAACGACAGGGCGACGGTGGTGGAATTTACCGGGAGGGTGCAGCGCATCGCCCGCGTGCATCAGCTCGGGCTCAAGGATAAGCCGTCAGCCAAAAGCGCCGCCGTCGACTACCCACAGCGCCAGCTTTTGGGCTTTACCGAAGATGATCGGCAACTTGTGGAAAGTGTCATTATCGACTACCTCGCTGATTGAAATGTATCAGCTCGGATTTTGTGCTGACAGTTTTTACTGGCAGCACAAATCAACTCTGGCAGTCTGCTTTGAGAGAGAAGCGGGTCTTTGCGTAACCCGCAGTGCCACAAATGAAAGTGCTAACTTAGGGGCGAGGATATATTGCACATAGGAAAGCAGAAATAGAAATCATTCAGAACGATTTTCATTTTTTGATTTCTCAATAAGGTTTTTTACCTGCCTTATTTTCTCCCTTAATCCCTTGTTTTGGCTGTAATTATCTAACTGATTGAATCTGTAAAAACTATGTGTTCTCAATGCTGGGTTATTACTCATTTTCATCATCATTAAGGCCTCTGGATAATCTGCAAGTTTGTCGTTTTCTATATAGTAACGTCGATAGCTTGATATGTCGAAAATTTCATCCTCGCCATAACTGTTTACCTTAACTCTACTAAATAGAGAAAAGTTTCTTTTAAAGTTCATCATGGACTCAAAGTCAATTTCATTATTTAAAATTGTTTTTTGCGCGCAGTAATCGACAAAATTATTGATATCCCTTTCGAAGCTCACCTTGTTTTTCTGCTTCGCAGTCTCTTCCATAATTATGTCGACTTCTATTTCATGTAATGATTTTGGGTTTTCTTTGTCCTTTTGCTTTTCATATGTCGATTGGATGCGTTCATTCGTGATTTCCAGTCCATCCAATATTATATCACGCTCTTTATAATGCCTTCTGCTTGGAGTGAAAATATATTCGTTTGCTTTTTCGATTCGTTGGTAATGGTATTCATAAACAGGCTTGCCCTCATAATTATCACTTAATAATATGTAATACTGAAATGTTGAGAATAATTCAATATAACACCATAAAAAAGAAGGGTATTTCTTTGATGTGAATAATATTAAATTATGTGAAGGATAGTTGGCTAAGCTTGCTTTATCATTTTCAATGATCTTGTCAATTATACTTAAAGGTGCATATTGGAGTAATTTTACATCTTCATCGATATGCCCATGATTGTCCTCTGAGATTTTCAGCGCCAAATGTAAGTTCTCTCTCGATATTCCGTGTGTACAAGCAAATCCAATGGCAATCTTAGCAAGTCCCATTTTAAAGGCGATATTATTCATAGTGAATTCGTATTGCACATTACAGTCAATATCGTCACACATAATTATTTCTGGAGCGTTATCCAATCCCATGCTCTGGATTTCTTTTTGTACTAATGATTTGTGGTTCTCGAAATTTTTTTTAGTTGAGTAGATAATAACTTTCTTATTGTTTTCAGTAAACCTGTGAAAAGGTTTGACGGGAGAGACTTTAAAATTCTTCCAAAAAACAGGAGTGTTTTTAAGGTTCATGCCATAAGCATCCTTTTCACTTACAATTATGCCTGGTATGGACGGGCTTTTGTTTGGCTTTCTATCCGTTTTTATATCAAGCCGTGTTGCTATTCCTTCAAATATTTCATTAAAAGGATTATCTATTTTACGACTGAGAACGCCACCACATACTTTACACAGGATACCCTTGCTTATTAAATTTCCACCTATGGCCTGTTGTATGACATGCTCTCCATGGTCCACTGTCGAACTTTGATTAAAATCATTTCCGCAAAGATAACATACGTTCATCATTTATCCTTAGAGTAAATTAATTTTCTAGCATGGGTGATTATATGTGATAAAGGGGTTTTTAAAACGTATTTTTTTTGATCGGGTTTCTGGCAGTTCAATGATGAAATACACATCACTCATTTAAGCGTAAAAAATGACGTGACTCAACGGTAGCTTGCATAACAAGCTCTCTGATTGAAATGTTTGAGTGACTACCTGTTCTTGATTGCTTCCGTTGTTTAACAGTGAATTATGTTAATGACTTCCGCTTCTGGCCCAGCGCTTCCCGTCAGATTAGGTTTATCTCTGTGTCATGAATGTGTCAGGTCAAATCCGGGCTGATACAGATAACGTTGTGCCAGTCAGGGCAAAACGCTCGCAGATTGCCGCCGGAACACCCCGGCGGCATCCTTTCCCCTATGAATACTCTTGCATCTATCCAGGAACTCGCCCGGGCGATACGCAACATGATCCGCACCGGTATCGTCGTCGAAACTGACCTCGACGCCGGGCGCTGTCGCGTGCAGACCGGCGGCATTTATACCGACTGGCTCCAGTGGCTGACGCACCGGGCCGGGCGCTCGCGCACCTGGTGGGCCCCCTCTGCTGGCGAACAGGTGATGATTCTGGCCGTGGGCGGTGAACTCGATACCGCTTTTGTGCTGCCCGGCATTTATTCCGACGACAACCCCGCGCCGTTGGCCTCGGCGGATGCCTGGCACGTTGAGTTTCCCGACGGGGCCGTTATGAGTTATGAGCCGGAAACCGGCGCGCTGACCGTCACCGGCATTAAAACTGCCGATGTGACCGCATCCGGTTCGGTTGCCGTCAGCGTGCCGGTGGTGCTGGTCAAAGCCTCCACCCGCGTCACCCTCGATACGCCGGAGGTGGTCTGCACCAACAAGCTGACGACCGGCACACTCGAGGTGAAGCAAGGCGGCAGGATGTCCGGCGATATCGAGCACAGCGGCGGCGCTTTCACTTCCAACGGTGTCCAGGTGGATAAACACGCTCACGGTGGCATCAAACGTGGCGATGAATGGACGGAGGGGACCCAGTGACAGCCCGTTACCTTGGCATGAACCGCATGACCGGCGGGCGCATTTCAGACGTGGACCATATCAGCCAGAGCATCGGGGATATTCTGCGCACGCCCGTTGGTTCCCGCGTCATGCGTCGCGAATACGGCTCATTGTTGTCGCAGATGATTGACCAGCCTCAGACCCCGGCGCTTGAGCTGCAAATTATGGCGGCGTGCTACATGGCGATCCTCAAATGGGAACCGCGTGTCAGGCTGACCAGCATCACTACCGCGCGGCTGTTTAACGGGCAAATGGTCGTCGACGTGACAGGCCAAATCACCGATACCGGCGAAAGCCTTTCCTTAACCATTCCTGTGAGTTGAACCTATGGCAGTTATCGACCTGAGCCAGCTCCCCGCGCCTGATGTGGTGGAAACGCTGGATTTTGAAGCCATCCTCGCCGAGCGCAAAGCGACGCTCATTTCACTGTACCCGGAAGACGAGCAGGACGCGATTGCCAGGACGCTGACACTGGAGTCAGATCCACTGGTGAAATATTTGGAAGAGAATGCCTACCGGGAGGTGATTTTACGCCAGCGTATCAACGAGGCGGCAAAAGCCGGAATGGTGGCCTACGCCATAAAAAACGACCTCGAACAGCTCGCGGCAAACAATAACGTTGAGCGCCTGGTCATCACCCCCGGAGACGATACCCAAATCCCGCCGGTGGCGGCGGTCATGGAATCCGACAGCGATTTACGCCAGCGCGTACCGGCCGCATTTGAGGGGATGAGTGTTGCCGGGCCAACCGGTGCCTATGAATTTCACGCCCTGAGTGCCGACGGACGTGTCGCGGACGCTTCGGCTAATAGCCCGGCTCCAGCAGAGGTCACTATCGCGGTACTGTCGCGGGAAGGTGACGGCACGGCGTCGGATGATTTATTGCTGGCCGTCAGTACCGCGTTGAATGATGAGAGTGTACGACCGGTCGCTGACCGCCTGACAGTCGTCTCGGCTGAAATCGTCAATTATGCGATCGACGCGGTGCTGTATGTTTACCCCGGACCGGCGACCGAGCCGATTCTTGCCGCCGCAAAAGCGCAGTTAACTGCCTATATCACGGAGCAGCGCCGCCTTGGTCGTGATATCCGAATGTCAGCGATTTACGCTGCGTTGCATGTGCAGGGGGTCCAGCGCGTCGAGCTGCGCGAACCGCTGGCCGATGTGGTGCTGGATAAAACGCAGGCCGCGTACTGCACCGAAACCAGCGTCGTGATCGGGGGCTCCGATGAGTAACTCGCTGATGTCGACCGGGTCGTCGGTGCTGGAACAGCGAGCCGCCGCAGCGTGTGGCGTCATCAGTGATTTAAAAGTACCACTGCGTGACCTGTGGAACCCTGATACCTGTCCGGTGAAATTCCTCCCTTATCTGGCCTGGGCTTTTTCGGTGGACAGCTGGGATGAGAACTGGGGTGAAGCGGAAAAACGCAGCGTTATCGGTGAGGCGTTCTGGCTCCATCAGCGTAAAGGAACTGTCGCCGCCATCAGGCGCGTGATTGAGAAGATGGGATATGCATTGACACTTGAGGAATGGTGGAATGTTGCGGACCCCGCCGGAACATTCAGGCTTGAGGTGGATATTAATGATATTGGTATAACCCCGTTAATGCTTGATGAACTAAATCGCCTGATTAACGATGCCAAACCTGTCAGTCGCCATATTTCCCAGATGAATATTGCCTCCGTAACGCTGGGGCCAGTTTCTGTCGGAACATCTTCGGGATGTGGGGAAATAATCAGTGTTTATCCAGAGGAATATCAGCCGGAGGATAACCTCCTCTATAACGGTGTGATTTTTCACGATGGAAATTTTAATTACAGGTAAAGACCATGACTAATATTTTTGAATCACCATCGTGGGAAGATGATATTCAGCTGATTGGGCGAACTGAGCGCGTGTCCGGCGGTCAGGATGGCGTCGCTAACCGTCCACTTAAACAACTGGCAAACCGTACCCGTTACCTGAAAGAAAAATATGACGACATTGACCTGTCGGGAAAAATCGAGGCGGTGAAAAACTTTCTGGAAGGGGGGACGCTCACATCCCCGAGAGAAGAGATCCTCTACGGAAACTACCGGATGGTCTGGACGGGCGATTTTCCGAAAACCGTGCCGCCCGGTTCCAGTCCGTCGACGACCGGCGGCACGGGGGCGGGAGGATGGGCTTACACATCAGATGCAGCTCTGCGCCAGGGGATGGCCTCACCCGACGGCACCCGATTGATGCATATGCCCGTTGCCGGTAATGTGGGCGACGTTCTTGACTGGTATTCCCTTGACTCTTTCGGGCTGGAGGATGGTGCCGATGTCACTGCCGCGTTACTGGAAATTGTTGCGCTTCAGAAAAAATATGGTTTCACTCTGAAACAGCGCCAGAAAAGAACATTCATACTGAGCGGTGATCAGGATA